CTGTACCATTCGACTGGGCCCTCGCCTGCTCCGAATCCCTTTGGGAAGCCACAGACCCGTACCGCAAAGCACCCCCAGCAACCACCGCCAACAACACAAGCGACAAAAACAACAACACCAGTGAAGCCTTCTCAAAATTGCGGCGCTGCCGCTTCTCCTCCTCCAACTCCCTCAACCCTACTCACCTCCACCATCAACAGTATCTTTCAAAAACTCGGGCACATCAGGAAGATGCATCGGCTCCACATCATCAGGAAGCCCGGCGTTAAACCGGCGAACCTCACGCCGCACACCCCACGTATACTCTTCCAAAGCATCCACCTGAGCCGACAGCCGCCGCAAACGCCTTCGAGATTTAGACGTGATCGCCTGAACAGAACCCAAAACCGTGGCCAACGCCGTACAGATAGAAGCCACCAGTGCAGGAGTAAACCACGACACCACAGCCCCCCAACATTACAACGTCAGCCGCAACAGCCCGGTCACACGCCGACAGCAATCCAGTTAGCCACCGCAGGCACATCAGAAGGCTTCGAACCATCATTCGTAATAAACGCTAAACTAAAATCCTTGGCAGTCACATTGTAGGCTTTCACATCGATCTGCTGCGTGCCCCCAGCCGCCGTAGCCATAGACGCCACCACAACAGGCGCACTACTAAACGGCCGCTCAAACGGGATCGTGTAAGCATACACAGCAGAACCGCCAAACATGATCGACTTCGAACCCGTCTCAATCCGCGGAGACAACAACATCCACTCGCCGGCATGGTTAGCCCACACAGCCCCAGAAGGAACCATCACACGGTCACCCTCCACAGGGGTAGGGTCACACGCAGCAGCCTCGCCAAACGCCACCCTAGCCGCTATAGCACGCCGATCCAGCTGCTGCTGCAACCCGTTAGACGACAACACCAAAGTCGCCAACAACTGCTGATGAAACACGCCAGGCTCGGCACGCAACACATCCCGGGCACGCTCCACACGGCCACCCTGAACAATCTCCAACTTGGCTGTATTCTCCTGCCAATCCCGAGACAACACCACATAGTCGTACCGGGTCTCCCCCGGGCCCGGAAGCTGGCCGGTCACCGTCTCAACACTATTCGACGTGCACATCACCCCGTGAGCCCAAGCCTGCCCCGGCAGGACCTCACACAACACTGTGGCACCCTGAATCGTCGTACCGACACGAAAATCGTCAGGCCCCTTAACCGAAGGCATATTACCCATCAGACCAGACATTTGAGCCCAATCGTACTCGGTCAACACACCATCAAACCCTTTACACACAATACCCATAACAAACCCCCATCATTCTAGAATTTTTGCAAATCACGCACACCCGCAGCCAAACCAGCCACACGGCGAGCCAACAGTGCCGACGGATTATCCTCATAATACCCCGCAACCGGTGTCACCTTCGTCCAACCATCACCAGGCGAATCACACTCCACATCAATCTGCCGAACAATCTCCGCAATAGGGCCAGAACCCACATCCACATAGATAAGATCACCCGGCATCAGGCGGCCTGGCCCAAACCGCAACACATCCGACTCAGCCAACTCAATCTTAAACCCCGACGTAGCCCCCGACTCGGACAACACCCGCTCAGCCTCATCAATGAGATGCACATGCTCAGAATCCGTGTTACGGGCATCCTTAAAAACCTCGACACGATCAAACCAGTCATCCTCGGCCATCGAATCAACATCCTCACAAAACAGCCGATCCTTACCCTCACCGCGGCCACCAACCACCACCGAAGTAGCCTTCGGGGCGTCACGCACATACTCCCACGACACAATCGAACCAGACTCGGCAGTCAACACATGACTACGGGTCACAGCAGGCACACAATCAAACACCAAACCACGCTGATCAAACTTCGCATTCTCAAACTGGTTCACCGTGACAGTCATCCGAGCCCACGACAACACCGGCAACAACTTGTCTGCAAACACGTGAAACCGCACCTGAAAATCCTTGATATAGCGGCCACGACTCTCATCATCGTTCATAAACAAACCAGGCGGAAAACGCCAAGCATTATCCCCCAACACCTGCTTAGCAACCGACTCCGCAGCACCAGAATAGTGGGCATAATCCCTGTCGGCACGCCACTCCATACCAACCAAACCGGGACGATAATTCACAGGCCACATCAGCATACGCCACAACAGGCGGATATCATCCTCACACGTGATAGTCACCCGCGAAGAACGCCACGGACCCACACCATGCACCTTACGCACAGGCCCAGAAAAAATCTGGCCACCACCATAATCAACAACCAGCCGTGCACCCGGCTTAGTCAACCCGTCAAGCCTGGAATGATCACCCGACACCACCAACTCCAGCGTAGACAAACCATTCCACTTCAACGACAACTTCAACGACTCAAAAAAATTGATAGGCGCCACACGACGATAATCCGGCGTAAACAATGTTATCTGCGGGACAAGACCAGCCATCAACTATTCACCAAGCCCTCAAAAACCTGTACTGCACCGACACAACAATGGCACCCAAACCAACCATCTCAATATTCACACTCTTAGAACCGCCAGGCGGAATAGGCGCAAACTCCCACTCTGTCAAACGATCCATCACATCCTCAAACCCATCCAACAACGCAGACTGCTTACGAGGATCCGTATCAATAGTAATCCACTCACCCTCCTCGACAGGATAATCAGAAGACACACGCAAACCATCAATCTGCACAGACCACGACTCCAAAGGCCCCTCAACACGAATCACAGGCCACGCAGGCACATCACCCTTATTGGACAGGTTATCCCAACCCGAACCAACACCAGGCGTCAACACCACAGGAAACGCTGTACCCTTCTTGCCGACAGGGCCGCCACCCAGCCAATCCTGCAACTTCGCGTTACTGAAACGAAACTTTTGCTCATCCCCATACCAAAACGGGTCATAAGCTGTCAAATGAATCACATAGCGCGCATAGCCACGATTCACCGGATCAACCGTAAACGTGTCATCCACAGAATCAAACCGGCATTTTAGCACACGCTCACGACCGGCAGGAGTCTTCACCGACAACTCCCCCTCCTCCCCGGGAGGAAACGCAGACCACAACTCGTCATAGGCTTTCAAAAAACCGTCACGAAACCCGCCCACCGGATCCGGGTCAACACCCGACACCAAAACCGGCAGCGTCACCTCGCGAGGCTTCACATTAAACCCGCGCCACTCCGAGCCGTGCACCCCAACATGTGTTTGAGAAAAATGCTCAACCTCGGGAACACCCAAACCGCGCAACGAATCATTCAACAACATGACAGGAGACGACCCCGTATAATCCGTCAAATGAAGCACACGCTCCGGATCATTACCAATCAACGGCAACATAGACCAGGTAACAGTCAAACCGGCACGATCAGACGGGTCAGGAATAAACATGAACAACACCCCCAATCACACGTAAGCCAACGCGTTCAACGCGTCACGCTGCTGCCGCTCAATCCGCTTCGCAAACTCGTTAGGATCACCATAAGTAGGCCCATTCACATTCACCACAACACTCTTATCGCTCATCCGCTGATACCTGCCATACGGGGTAAACGAGCCCACAGACGATCGCACACCAAACTGGGCATCAACCGCATCAGGCAGCCGTCCCGCCATATCAGACATCGCATCCAACGCCAAACCCGCATTACCAGTAATACCCTCAGCCAAACCGGCAACAACCTGCCGGCCAACCTGGTCACGAAACACCCGAGACGGGGAATGAATACCCAACACCGACTTCGCCGCATTCGCAACCTGAGAACCCATATTACGCACCGTATCCAACAGGCCACTCATAGCATTCCGGATACCATTACCCAAACCAGACACCACATCACGGCCAGCAGACACCAACAAAGACCCCATATTACCAAGCGCACGCCGAATATTGCCAGGCAAATTCCGGAAAAAACCCAGCACACCATGCACACCACTAGACACAGCGGACCCCATAGCATGCATAGCAGAAGAAGCCGCACTCCGGGCACCATTAAACCCGCGCACAGCACCACTACGAACCCTAGACGCCATCGACCCGAAAAACCCGCCAACAGCAGACGCCACCGAAGACACAACACTCCGGATAGCATTCATCGCAGAAGAAACAGCACCACGAGCCGCGTTAAAACCAGACCTCACATGAGAAGCAACAGAAGAACCCAGCCGGGCAAAAAACCCCACAACAGCGTTCACGCCACCAGAAACAATCGACTTGAAACCGTTAATAAACGCAGACGTAAACGCTCTAATATGATTCCAGCCAGCCTGAATAACCGAACCCATACGCGCCAAACCAGACACAAAATGGGCCACAACCCACCCGATAACACGGGCAACAGCAGCAATAACACGGGCAACAGCCGACACGACAGCACCAACAATACGGGCAACAAACCCGATCACAGCTGTCACAATCGGCATCACAACCGGAATAATGCGGGCCACCACCTGCAACACAACCGAAACAACCTGCACCACCACACGCATAATCGACATGATGACTGGTATCAACGACCGGATCAAACCAATAATCGGCGGCAGAACAGACATGACAGCACCCAAAATCTGCTGAATCACAGGCATCAAAACCGGCACCAGTTGCATCACAACACCAACAATCTGCCGTATCACAGCCACAACAGCCTGAATCACAGGCATCAACGCCGGCAACAACATTGCAGCAACCTGTGTCACCGCACCAATAATCTGCGTGATCACGGGAACCAGCCGGGCGACAAGCATACTAATCAAAGGCACAATCTGGGCAGCCAAACCGGCAACCATACCAATAATCTGGCCGAACACTGGCGCCAACTGTGCCACCAGCCCGGCAACCATACCAAACAGCGGCTGAATAGCCGCCATAATCTGCCCCAAAGCCTGGCCAACCACACCAACCAGCTGCATAACCGAGGCACGGAACTGGGCGTTAGTGGCAAACATGGCCGCAAACAAGCCGATCACAATCCCGACAGGGCCACCCAAAGCGCGAAACACGCCACCAAGCCCGCCAGCGGCACCCTTCAAAGCACCAAACGATGGCAGTAGATTCTTCAACGACACCGCCAGCGGGGCAAACCCTGCAACAAGCTTCCCCACACCGGCCGCAACAATACCAAACACTGCGGTGCCGCCAGCAAACATGGCACCCAAATTCACTTTAGGGACAGGCAAATGCATTCTCGCAAAAATGCCCTTCAACTGCTCCACCTTGGCGCGCATCTGTGCATTCATTCTCGTGATCATGCCCGGCATACGGTTAATCCACGCCAAAATAGACGGCATCATCCGCTGAATCCCCTGATCAACAGAAGCAAACATCGGCTTCACAGAATCCGTCACCGACTTGATAACCGGATTCAACGCAACAAAAATCTGCCGCAACCCGTTAAGAAACGGCGCCATAGCCGTAGCGCCAAGATAACCCAGGGCGCCCTTAACATTCTTCATAGCGCCCTCAAACGTCTTACCAGACGCCTGCGCAGCACCACCCATACCAAGCTTCATCGCAGCCGCAAACGTGGCAAAATCAATCTGCCCCTTCGACACCATCTGCGACACCTCAGCCGACGTTTTACCCGTCTGCCTGGCAAGCAAAGACAGCACAGGAACACCCGCCATCGTAAGCTGCAACATGTCATCGCCCTGCAACTTACCGCGGGCCATAACAGACGTAAAAATAGCGCCCGTATCCTGAAACGACTTACCCGAAATATAAGACACATCGGCGACAGTCTTCAACACATCCGTCATCTGCCCGCCAGACTTCACACCCGAAGCAGACAACGCCGCCGCAGTCGAAGCCGCATCACCCAACGCATACGACGTACCAGTCACAGCCTCAATAGCCGAATTCATAATCGAAGACGTATCAGACGACGTGTGACCCAAACCAGTCAGTTTAGCCTGAGCCTCATCAATAGCCATAGCGCGAGCAATACCGCCACCAATAGTCACATCATAAATCGACTTGAGGCCCTTCTTAGCAACATTGATGGCACCCACCATTGCGGCACCACCAAGCGCCAACTTCATGCCCTTAGCAAACAAGCTACCCGAACGCTGACCCTCAGCAGGCATAACACCCGACAACTGTTTACCAACATCAGCCTTCAAACCAGGCATCTTCGTATACAACGACACATATGCGGAAGCAATCTCACCAGACATACACTATTCACCCCATAATATTAATCTCGCGAGACACCCCGCCACCGGCACGAACACGCGCCAAAATATCGTCCACCTGCCCAGACGTAAACCGGGCCCTACGCTCATCCGTAGGCCTCGCCACAGGCTCCGGCTGCCCCTCACTATTAGCAGACCTGTAATGATCCAGCATGTCCAGCACAGCCCACTCGCACCACTCAAACGGGCGCTGCCAACCATTCAGGTGGGCCGCCAACTGGCTAGACGTATCACCACACAACACGCCAGCCAGCCGGACAGCCTCACCCCACCCCATCGCAGGACCACCTATATCGTATATGCACACACCAAACCTCGTGCGCCAATCATATTCGATGGCCCCACGATACTCATCAATCAGGCCGTGGAGCCAAACTATTCCCCCAAAGAGGCACCCTTACCTTCAGGCTTCCACTCCATCCACTGACGGAAAATCTCGGCCACACGAACCATAGGAAGCCCCTCCAGGGCCTCCACCGCGTCGGCCGGGGCGGCCGCTTCTAGCATAGAAAACATCACCTCAACCTGGGCGAAATCCGCAGACTCACCCGACTGGGCAATCTTAGCTGCACGGCGAAACACGCGGGCAGGAACAGCCTGCGCAGTCTCCTCCGCATCAGCCAACACCCAGCTACGGTCACCGATCTTTAATGTGTAACCTGTGTCACTCATCTATCAACAATCCCTTAAACTCTAGTCAGTTATCGGACGGCGGATTCGGATCCGGCTCAGGCTTCGGAGGCTTCGGGGCCGGAGGAGGAGTCGGAGGAGTATCAGCTTTTAAAGCCGTCATCCACCCCCGACCAGACACCGCATCACCCTTCTTATTAATCTGGGCAGGATACGCCTTCAACGTCACACCATACCCGTACACTTCACCATTCTTGCCCTTGATCTCGTCACGATCGATAAGCTCAACCTCAGGGAAATAGTAGCGAATAACCTGATCACCATCAACAATATCCATCAACAAAGCGTGCACGCCAGTGGTGGCGCCTGGTGAAATATCGAACGAACCCGAATCGGCTCCGGCAGTAACCTTCGACTGCCAAAACAGTTCGATAACCTCCTTCTTAGACTCGATCAGCTGGAAAGAAATCTCGATAGAAGACTCGGTAGCAACCGTGCGAACAACATCCGCATTCTGCCAAGCCTTCAAATCATCCGTTTTACGCTCAGGCTTAATCTTAAACCCGTCATCAGACAGATACCCTAAAGCTGTAAGCCCGGAAGGAACCGCCTCCACACCCTTAATAGTATCACCCGCGTGCGCGTCACCAATATAAACGTCGCCAGTAACAGCAGAGCGAACATTAGACGCTTTACGTGTTGCAGCCATCACAACCCCCATTAAATATCAAACAATTACATTAAAACAAAAACAATAAGCTTATTCAGACTCCGCAGGCCTACATATCAGCTCGAACAGCGAATACACATCAAAACGTGCACCATCAACCAGCAAATCAGGACCCGTAGACCGCCTACAAAACACCACAGGGTCACCGTCCACACCATCCGCCAGGACAGCCTCAACACGCCTCGACAGGCTCATAGCACGATCAGGCGTATCCGAGAAAACATTCACCCGCAAAAAAACACGCTCACGCACATGCAACTGAGGACCACCATCCAACGCAAGCCAAATCAGGTCACCCTCAAAGCTATCCGGCACTATCCCTGTACACGGTATCCCAGACAGCCAGCCATCATCCTTGAGCACACGTTTAGCCCACTTCCTGGGGTCATCGTAGACGATCACGATGCAGCCCCAATCGAACGAGCCAACGTGCCATGCTTTGCCTCAATACGCTTCCCACCCTTATAGGTGGTGCCGATACGAGCCACAGCCTCAACACGGTGAACCTGCACCTCCGACGACAAACCATTACGGTATTGGGCCTTATCGAAAGCATTACCGCCCACATTTGCCGATGCCGCACGCTTGACACGTTCGCCACGCTCAGCCAACATAGACTGCACCCCAGGAGACTTCAACACCTCACGAATACCCGGCAAGTTCAGCTTCACATTCACATCCTGAGCCACTACCCATCAGCCCTTCTTACGCTTCACATTAACCTGCGTACCAGCATCCCAGCCAGACATCGGATGATGCCACACCATAGGAGACCCGTCAGCCTCCCACACAACACCCCGAATACGCCACCTACAACGATAATCAGCGCCCACAACAGGGGACTTGAAAAGCATCGACCAATGCTCATAGTCAGAGTCACGCCCCGCGGCCTCATCCTCCTGCGAAACGGAAGCATAGATGGCCACGTTATGGTACACGGTTTCTACAGGATGCCCCCAATCCTCAACCTTGTCACCAAGATCATCGACACGAACAGTCGGTTGAAGCATCACAACCGTTTCACCATAAGGAAAACTGGTCATATCATATCTCCCACAAAGGGCCATCGTAGCCGTTAATATCAGATCCGCACGAGCAACCCTCACCCCACACCGTGGAACACACCTCAGAATGATTCACACTACTCCTCATGGTCGGTGTAATAGTGAACGCTTTACCAGCCCCACCATCACCCTCACACAACTTCTTCAACGCGGCAATCTCAGAAGGCCACAACAAATTCGTAGGAGTATTAGACCGTGTAGTCTGAGCAAACGGGCCCGCAGACTCATACTGCACCTGACCCGAAACGCCAGTATCATTCCAGCGCAACAAAGCCCTGCGCAGAATAGCCTTAGCGGCATCCTTGTATTTGAAATCAGGTTTAGCTATACAGGGGGCGACACTGACAGCCACAGCCTCCACATCGGCAATCATCGCCTCAAGCTTCTCTCTAGGAATATCGGCGAAAGGCTCAATATCCTCAGGCTTCAAAATGATACCCATCAACACCACCCCCTGCACATTGACACATCACCGCAACAAATGAATCAGTTCTCGGCCGGCGGATTAGGCTTCGGGGCAGCCTTCTCCTTCACAACAGCAAACGAATCAAGCGACTCGATAGCCACATACAGCACAGCCTCGGCACGAACCATAACCTCATTATGGCCCTTCAGGTCACGCCCAGTCTGATCCGGGTCACCATACTCGATAAGCTCGATCGGGAAGTTACGCTGGAAACCCCAATGAACACGCGAGAAATCACCAACAATAGCCTTAACACCAGAGGCATGCGACATCTCCGGGGCACCCGAAACAGTCGAAGAAGCACCAACATTCAGGCCGCGCCAATTATCCAAACCGGCAAACCCGGCGGCAGGATACATAGGCTGGCCGGCAAGCGGAGACCCCTTCGGATACACCTCAGTAGACAGAGCAAACGAAAACGCCGGATCTAAAGCAACACCGTTAGGAACCTGCAAACCAGCACCAGCGATAAGACCGACAGCCTTAACAAGATCAGTCGTAGCGCTATCGGTTGCATCAACAACATGATTCGTCTTATCCAGCGACACCTTGACAGCCGCAGCAGGCTTACCCGTAGCAGGATCAATACCATGGAAAGCAATCAGATCAACAGCGCGACCAATCGAAGCACCAAGAGCAGGCGAAATCAGATCCTGCAGTACACCCAAACGGTAATCAGCGTCAGCCCACATAAACTCGTCCGAGACACGCTGCTGAGTCACAACCTTGATAGGCTGCGCAGTAAACGCAGAAACATCAACGCTAGAGGAAGGCTTAACCTCGCCCTCGCCAACAATCTTAGCGCGCGGAACACCACTAAAAACGGCGCCCTTAACAGGCCCGAAAATAGTCGGCTGCTCCGGCGACAGTTTCGCCAAAACACCAGAATCGATAGCACGGTCACGAACCGCACCAATCATAGAACCAGGAAGCTCAAGCTTCCCTGCAGAAAGAAAATCGTCAGCCATCACAAATCATCTCCTAGAATTATTGACAAGAGCATCCACAAACGCGACACCCTCACGTCGTTTAACATCATCAACGGGGGCACTCCCCGCAAGACGGCGCACACCCGCGCCACCACTACTATGGTCGATCAAACCCTTCAAAGCTTTCGCAGACTCGGCAAGCGACTCCTTATCGCCACCCGACAAGAAAGCGATCGCATCACTGGACAAACCATACTCTGAAGCCACCTCGCGCTTCACACCCTCAAGAACAAACCCGTTGATCCTGTCTTCGAGTTCCTCATTCTTGCGGCGAAGCTCATCAATAGTAGATCCAGAATCGTCACTCGATGTACGAAGCTTCTCCAACTCGGCGAAATTACTTTTAGCACGAGACTCCCACTTACGGGCCTCCGCCTTCCAATCAGTCCCCGGCGATTTACCCTCGCCTTCATTCTTCAACTGATTGTTGGCTACCTCCTGCCCGCCATCGTCTTTTACTGTATCAACAATGCCGTTATCCTTTCCGGACTCCACAACATCATTGTCAACATTCTGTTCCTCAACTTTTTGATCGGCCATAGCCTAACCCTACACTCCTTGCGGAAAACAACACAACATTGTTGACCCCCGTGCGGGAGACAACCCTGTGCACCGATAACCGGCGGCGCACAACCGGAAACCACATCAAATTATCTCATGCCGCCAACAGTACGCATAGCCTTCAAAATATTGCCAGGCGACTGCTGCAACCCATGATCATCAACCCACTCACGGGCCTTCTCATACGTCCTCTGATACTCGGCATCAGCCCTATTTGGTTCCCAAGGGCCAACAACCTCAACCACCGTACAACCACAATGATCATGATACTTCGAACCAAACGGACGCTTACCACCACGCTTATGACGCCGCGTATGACCAGTAGTAAGTGCCCTTTCCTTAGTCGTATAATCCGACCTCGTAGCCAACATGGCACAAAAAGCACACGGATCACCATCAGTAACCCGACGCCACGACCTACCCTGCGCACCCGCAGACCACTCAACCGTGTCACGACCAGCATTCATGACAGCCCGATTAACACCCGCCGCCATCGCATCAATCGTGTCATTCGCCCTATCCGGGTCACTCTCAAGAATCTTCATAGTCGAAAACGACCTAGCCAAAGCCGCCGCAGCATCAAACTCGTCATACACAATCAAACCAGGATCCACACCATTCAACCGGCGAAAATCCGACACAAACCTGGCAGCCAACGATGCCGAACCATCATGGCCGGCACGCTCCAACTCCACACACAAACGAACATACTGCGCATCTGTCATCCTGCCGGAATACCACAAACGACCCAGCTCGGCATAATAGCCCGCATACTTCCCAGCAAACCTGACCGCCTCACGCTGATACTCAGTCGCAGCAAGCCTCGACATAGCACCCGAAGCCATCGCCTATCATACCTCGTTAGTTTGACGGGAAATAGCCCCAGCCAGTGCCGCCAACGGGTCAGACGACTCGGCACGATGACGCATCACAGCCTCAACCTGCACATCATCAAGCCCCAACATCTCCAACACCGTACGAGAATCAGCAGGCAAAATACCGGCACCAACAAGCTTCGTCACAGCATCAGCCGTAGCCGCCCGGGTAGGCGTCGAAGCATCACGCCAACGCAAACCAACATCACCAAAAAACGCGGCCTCATCAACACTCGAATCCAACGCCCGGGCAGCCAGGAAACCAACCGACAGCCAGCCCTGACCAAACGACGTCTGCCTGCGTTCAGCACGCTTCACAAGCCGAGAT